ACCAGCGGCTTGTCATGGCCGGTTGTGGGGCCAGTGATGCCCGTGATCAGGAACGTCTGGCTGTGGCAGGGCTTGCCCGCTGTGTTGCCTTCCGGCCCGTAAACCACCGCCACTTTCTGCGTGGTCGTCCATAGCGCCGCTTGATCCGTCGCGGCTGCTGTATCGTCATACACCAGCGATGCCTTCGCCTTGGCGCTCATCAGCTTGGCGGCATGCTTTTCCCATTCGCCCGTGCCCGCGCTGACGTCTTCATCACCGACGCTCAACGAAAGGTCGAACGAACGCCAGCGAGCTGTCACGCTGACACCGTTGATCGTCAAATAAATATCGTTTGAATTGTATTCGGCCATTATCGCCTCTCCATCCTCACTTGATACTGATGCCCCGCGTGATAGATCATTGCCCCTACCGTATCCAACTCCTGAAGCCATATCGCGCGGTCAATCGTCACCGTCGTGATGCGCCAGCCCGCATGATAGGGCAGACGCGGATTAATGTCCTGATCGCCGCTGTCATCCATCAGCGTCGTCAGCGCCTCTTGAACCGCCAGCGCCGCCGCCATGTCCAGCGTCACGCCCTTGATGCTCATCGCCAGTTCGGCCTTCTTATGGTGCGGATTGCTGGCCGGTGCCATGTTCGACGCCGGAAAGAACACCACATAGGGACGCTGCACCCCCGACGGCGCGATCTCCACCGGATAGGCCCGCACGCCCCACAGCGCCGATGCATTCCGCAGGTAGCCGATGAGGACTTCATTCACCGCTTGCTGTGCGCTGACCGTCATAAGCCTTCCTCAAGTCCCAGTTCACTCTTGGCTTCCTGCTCGATGGTCTTGCTGAGTCGCGCGAACGCCGGTTGCATAAATGGACGCGGCGCGATTCGTTCTGTGCCATCTTCCAAGTGAATGCCATAAGTCACGCCGTCCATAATCTTCCGCGTGAATTGCCCGTCTGGCTTCCATCGGATCGACGCTCGCAGCGTTCCAATGTCCTCGTTTGGCGGATAGCCTTCTTGGCTAGCTGTGTGACTCACGCCGCCCCGTGTATACGTCCGTCCCGGTGGGGATGTGTTGAAGCTGAGCTTAATGTCAGTCACCAAGCCTTCAGCCTTCATGTCGAGCCACTTGGACACCTTTTCAGGTTCCGTGCGCTTCAACTGCTGTAAGCCCTTGGTGTCTAGTACAATCTTGGGATTTGCCATGTTCTTCTCTTCTCCCCTCCCTGTGTTATGGGGAGGGGTTAGGGGTGGGGTATCACAGAAGAGGGCAGGCGCGCCTAGGTTCGCACCCGCGTGATCACCGCCCCGGCAAACGCCTCGTCCGTCAGTTTGTCTTCCACATCCACAACTTGGTAAACATCGTCACCGACAGTCACCACATCATCGATGCGGAACGCCGTGTCAACGGGACAAATCAGCCGGTAGCGCTCCACCAGTGACTTCTGGTTACCGATCACCATCTGGCTGTTCGCATTCGGTGTCTTGGCCCGGATCACCCGGCACGCCACGCCACTCGCGATCAACTCCAACTGGTTCAGCGGTTCGCCCATCGTCCCCGTCGCGCCCGTCTGCCGTTGAATCGTGCAGCTCTCCGTCAGCGTCTCACTGACGTTTCGCTGTATAATCGCAAGTGTTCGAGCACTAAAGCGCGGCATAATCGCCCCTCCTGCCCATCATCTTCACAGTAGGTTCAACCGGTGCCATTAATGCACATAGCGGTCGATATAGTCCCGCAGGGCCAGCGCCATGGCCCGCAGATCGTCCAGCTTCTTCGCCGCTTCGATGTCCTCCACTTTGGGCAGGGCATCCGCCGCCGTCTGATAACCCGCCGCGAACGCTGCGAAGTCCTCTTGCGAGCTGTCCACGAACACGTTGACCATCTTCTGTGCCCGTTCCCGCTGCTCAACAGTCGCCTTGCGTTCCAGCATCACGTTGATCGTCTCGTCCGACTCGCGCCGCACTTCGTCCACCGGGAAGCCCATGCCCTCCAGCGTCGTGTGAATGTCCCGCAGATTCAACATCTTCATGTGTGTCCTTTGCTTCTGATAAACGAGCTTCTGGTCACTCACCGGTGTGGCGTCTCGACCACCACCGATTCTTCATTTTCGGTGTAGGGCGATGTGCTCACCCAGTTGAAGTAATACGTGCCCGCGCCGTCCGTGCCCGGTGTGTACTCGTAATAGAACGTGCCTTCTATCGGGTTCTGCAAATCGGCCTTCGACTTGGTAGAGATTGCGGTTTCTTCGCCCGCGTAAAACCGCGTGATCGTCAGGCTGATGGTGGCCGGATTGACAGCGACTCCATTTTCATCTTTGAATTCGGCGGTGCTGCGCAGTTTTTGTTTCGGGAAGTAGGTCATTATTCCATCTCCAAACGGACGCTGCCCACGGTTTCAATCCGGATCGCCGCCACGCTGCCCACCGCTTGAATGCGGATCGCGCTCGTGCCAATCGTCGCGCTGGATACAACAGGCGCATCAGCACGCGGGAAGCAGTGTATCAGCATCAGCCGTGCTGCACTGTCCACCGTCCCGCTGGGGTTCGCCAGCACCGGAACCGTCGCCCGCCCCATGCCAATCAGTCCGAACCGTTCATTGCGCGTCATGCGAATTCGCCCCGCGTGGCCGTCGTTCCGTCGTCACTCACTGCCGCCGTCGCCACCGTGGTGCTGCCATCGTCGGCATACAGCGTTTGCGTGCTGCCGGTCTGTGTGATCTTGTTGCGGGCCAGTGCCATCAAGAACCCGATCTTCGCCACCAGTGTCGCGGTCGCCGCTGGTACGGAAGAGGGTTCGGCATACGTGTCGGTATTGAGAGCCGCCACAATCTGCGCCTTCACCTGCGTCGTACTGAGATTATTCAGTGCTGCGATGCTCGAAATGATGGACGCGATCTCGGTGTCAATGTAACCGGCAATCGCCGCCAGTTGGGTGTCAAGATTGGCACTCGCCAGCCCGATGGCCGTCCGCACCGCTGCCGCATCGAGCACACTTAGCCCGCTTTGAATCTTCGAAACAGCCGCCGCTGAAATTTCAGCCGATCCGATGGCATCGGTGGCAATGGCATTAGAGTCAATGGCTCCAGCTCCGAACTTCGCTGCCGTCAGACTGGCATCAGTCAGGGTCACCGTGCCGCTGTTTAGACTGACTTCACCCGCGCCCGTGCCGGTCTTCATCGTCACTTTGGGATAACCCGCCGTGTCTGGTGAAGCGACGTTCGTCCCTGTCCACTGCACAACGCTGGAGTCAAGTAGGTCAGTGCCTAGGATGAGACTGTCATAAACCATCGCCGGAATAATCATAAATTCCTGAAATACAGGGCAGTGATTCGCCGCATCGGTCAGCGCCAGTTTGGCGCGTCCGAGATAGTTCACATTGGCGGCTGTCAATTCGAGGTCATAATACCCCGCATCATCCCCCGTAATATGTACCATATCATTATTGCCACCGGAGGCTGTTGGGGCGGCATCAAGCACCAGTGTCGGCACGCCGCCGTCATCGACAATAAAAGTCAACTTTTCATTGGTGACGGTTAAAGCGGTTTCCGGGGTAATGCCATCGGTTTTGTCGAGAAATGGGCCGACGGTAATGCGCGTCGCTGTGTTCGTGCGTAAATATTGCATTAGTTCCACCTTTGCCGATACTGATTCATTGCCACCGGAATAGATAATCCTGATGCAGGTATTTCAACCAAAACATCTACGAAATAAAGCGCATCGAAGCCGTTATTGTTAGGGATCACTAAACCCGCGTTGTAGGCATACTTACCGTTACCCCCGGACACCGAACCCGCTGCGAGCGCCGTCAAATGTCCATTTGTAACCGCGCTAACTAATCCATCACTGGTTCTCGAATAATGGCCTGAAGGGGCCAAATACGACACCATGTGAGGCGTATTGGCGGCCATATTGACCGGTGTGTCGAGCATGACTTCCTGCCAGCCGCTCGCCGTTTCACCTGAATAGGTTTTCTCAGCGAGTTTCACGCTCCCTGCAACCAGCCACAATGCGCCGATGTGTGTGCCGATATTCGCCGTTGATTTGTAGAACCGTAACCCTACAACCTGACAGTCCACATCTGACTGAATGACAATACCTAGATTTACACTCGAAGGGTCGTTTACGTCTACGGTTCCCGGCGTGCTGCTACCTAGAATGCTTACAGGTGTCATCTTCTAACCCTACAATCGTTATAACAGCGATACGCCGCTCACGAACCCGCCACGCACGGACGCAAACTCCCATCGTGATCAGTCCCGCGACGATTGAGAACACCACAAATTCCGGCGGGAAACCAAACATAGCGATCATTCCTCCCCGTAATCCGGCGCTTCTTTGAGCAGGCTGTCTGGACGGTAGCTGTGCTGGCCGCCGCTTTGGGACACCCATCCCAGACCAAATTCACTGCGCAGATTCGCCAGCGCGATCTTCAGTGCTTCAAGCGTCGTTGACCAATCCACACGCAGCCAATCGGCCTGCATGTTGGGATTGTTGCTGAGTTCCGCGATCTTCTTCTTCAGCAGGCTTTCAGACGCCGCCGCCACCGATCCTTTTTGAGTCAGCATCATGCTGATCTCTTCGTCGGAATGCATCATGGTGTCACGGTCGGTGTCCGCCGTATAGAAGCGCACCAGCGTCACATTGTCCGCTGCACTGCCCGGTTCATAGGTGAAGGTCATAATCGCCTCACTGCGTCCGGATGCCCAGACGGATGTAAATCGACTTGGACGCCGCCCAGTCCGGTGTACCGCTGGGCACCAGATAGCCGATCAGCTTGCCACCGTCCACCTTGAAGCTGTCGTTGATGTCGGCCAGCGTCGCCACCTTCATGGAATTGACCGTCACATAAGACGGAATGGTGATCACCGTCAGAAGTTTGGCGAAGTCTGCGAAGACCGGCGCAAAAGCATCGTTATCGGCCACCGGTGTCGCAAGGTCTTGTTTGAAGATCCACAGCGCACCCGCCGCGCCGATGCCTTCGTTATCTGCGATCAGCAGCGTGTCAATCGTGCCGCCACCCGTTGCGCTCGCCCCGATGTCAAACGACAGCGCCCCACCAATCGAGTCACCAGCGCCGTAAATCGCTGAATCCGGTGCGAAGGTCACACTGGGGAATATCCACTTGTCAAAGTTGTTGGTCATGAGTTCTGATAACTCCTCTTCTCAAACTCGAACCCGCCTACATCTCTCGATCTCAGCGGGTTTGGAGTTACCTGATAATTAGCTGTCCACCACGGGATCAAGCAGGCCGCTGGTGTTGACGGTGTTGTTGGCATAGTTGTTCGCGCCGAAGGCCGAAGCCAATGCCACCTGACCGGCAATGGCGGTCTTAGCGGAGGCCACGTTGTTGTTGCGGGCGAATCCGGTGCTGTTCGCCAGCAGTGACAGTGGAATTGCGCCGGTGGAATTGGTGCTAATCAAAGTGTTATCCTTGATCAACACGTCAAGAGAAGCCGTTGTGCCGCCCACGATCACACCGTTGGCCGGATTAGCCGTGGCATAGCCCTTGAGGCTGATGAAGTTGTTGATCGCTTTGAAACGATCCGCCCCCACCAGCTTGATCCATTCTTGCAGCGCAGTCGCAGCCGTTTGAGTCTGGATGTGCGTGCAGTTCTGAATGGTTAGGTCGGTCGCGGCTGCCGTGGTCAGCGCAAATTGCAAAGCGGCACAGGAAGCCGTCTCCACAAAATCGACCGTATCCAAGGTCACACCCGCTGCGGTGATGTTGAAAACCTTCACCACGGCATCCACGTCAGTCGAAACGCGAATGTTAATGAAGCTCACGTTGGCAGCGCTGATGGCAATCGTGGTCGAGGTCGTGTGCAGGATGATCATTGGGCGCAGCTTACCATAGCCCAAGCCCACGATGGTTACGCCAATTTTGTCGGCAGTAATTGCACCCGCGCCGCTAATCGATTCACTGTGACCGGGCATGACCACGATGACATCCATTTTGCTGGCACGCGTCAAGCTGATGGCATAATTGATGGTGGCGACGGGACGCTGGGGCGACAGACCATCATTGCTGTTGCTGCCCGTGTTGGAGTCCACAAAAATGTACAACCCGGTAGTCGGGGGAATCCCGCCCGGCAAAACAGGCATACCGAAGGAAGTCACTCCACCGGGGAAATTAGTCAAAGGCATCTTTACACCTCATTTGCTCTTATCCGTTACAAAATCACCCCACCTCAATGGCAGGGTGATCACTTTTCAGAATCCGGCTTATCAGAAGCCTATGCGACTTCGTGCCCGTACCACGCACGCCAGTCATCCACGCCGTAGCTGTAGTGCAGCTTGAATTCGTAGGTGATGTCGGTGGTGGTTTCGTCAACAACCATCATCTGGGTGGCTTCGCGCTCGTACCAGTTGGTGGTCTGCTTGCGCCATACGCTGGATGACATAAACCAGTTGTTGGTGTCCGTCAGGCGCAGCCACGGAATGACCTTCCAGCGGCCATTGCCCTGCGCGTTGGCGTCGTTGTTGGCGTTGCCCGGATCACGCAAAGACTGGGTGATCTTGATCGCCTGATCTTCGAGTTCCGGCGGAACCCACAGCTCATCCGGCATAATCCCGATCTCGTTGCCCTTGTCATCCTTGGTGTGCATCATGGCGACGCGGGTTGCGCTCACAGCGTCAGCAGTCAGGGCAGACGTGCCGCGATTGCTATAGGTGGCGCTGGACGATGGGCTCTTGGGATGCGACGCGCTGCACAGGGCTACGGCGTCACTGAAGGTATAGCTGGCGCTGAAGGCGTTGTTGAGCAGGCTGGCTGCGTCAAGTTCCATCTTCTGTTCGGCGCTGATGCCCACCTTCTGGGCGATGCGGTTGATCTGGCCGTACTGGTCGTTGAGAAGCAGCTTCTTCTCAATCCGCACCTGCACCGGATATTCAACGTGTGTATACGTCTGGGTATACAGTTGGTCGAAGGTCAGGCGGCCCTTGGTGCGGTTGGACTTGTAGATGTCCCACGCATCCGGGGCAATCCCGCCCAAGCCCACGCCGTTTTCGGCGGCCAGACTCGAACCTTGCACGTTGAAGAGGGTGCTGCGCATGCTGGGCACCAGTCCCATGCCCAGATTGAAGTGATGATAAATCGCTGGGATCAGCAGCGTACTAAATTGGCTTGAAGAGATAGTCATGGTTGTTTGGCTCCTTTAATTTCCCTGATTAGCGATCAAGGAAATGCTCACCGGCGATGATCATCACCAGCGTGCGTTCACTTGCGAGTAGGCCGCCAACCACAATCACGTCATGGTTGCTATCGGTGGTCACGGTCATTGCGCCGGTCGCGCCGCTAATGTCGAGGGTTGCCCCTAAGGCGCGGGCGTTGGGATCGTAAACCGAATAAATCGCATCCGGCGCATAGTACACTTCGATCAGTGTCGTGCCGCTGGTGCCCGCCTTGGTTTCACGGGCCGCGCCCATGAATGCCGTATCATTGGTTGCTGCGAGGTCTGCCGTACCGCTCTCAAGGTTGATCAGATCGCCCTTGGTCAGCGTCTCGCTATCCTTGAAGGCGATGCTCATGAACAGATCTGGCCCGCCGCTCAGGCGGCCTTCGTACTTGAATCCTGCTGACGTATCGACTGCCATTGTCGTGTCTCCTGCCGTCTAAATTCGTTAATCCTTCTTCGGCAGCGCAGCCTTCGCCTTCAGATAATCTTCCGGCTTCATTCCCATCCGCTTCGCCAGATCAAGTTCCTCTTGGCTCAACTTGGGTGATGCACTGCTGCCACCGCTGCCACCCGCGCCCGCGTCGTAATTCGGGGCAGGGTCTTTGACAAACAGGTCAGGATTCGCGTTCAGGTATTCTTGCAGCTTTTCAGGCGGCAAGACATCAATCAGGGGCTTCACTAGATTCTTTTTCGCGTCTGGAATGGTGGCGATCCGCGCGTCATTGCTGCCGCGAATAACCTTTTCCAGTGCTTCAGTCCGTTCCTTAAAAGGTTTCAGTGCTGCCGCTTCAGCCGCATTGTCCTCGTAGAGCTTCTTAAAATTGCCTTGCTCTTCGAGCTGCTTCTTTTGTGCTGATGACAGCCCCTTCAGTTCGGTCTTGGTGCGATCCAGTTCGGTGTCCCGTTCGCCTAAACGTTTCTCCAGTGCTGCGATAATCCTCAGGGCATCTTCAACGCTTGATGGGTTATATTTGCCCGTCGCTTGTTCGCCGCTTGCCTGCTGTCCGTTTTGCTGTTCACCAGCATTTTGCTGCTCGTCGGGCATCTCGCCTGTGCTCCTGTGGCATCTCGCCAGTATTGGGAAAAGTTTGTCCGCCGCTGACAGCCTTCCGGCCCTTCTTGGCGAACGAAGTTGGAATATCCCAACTATTTCACAAGCCTTTCCCCTGTAACGCGCATTGCTACCGATAACGCGCCTTCTGTACGTTATTCCCCGCGCCTCACTTGATGATCTGCATAACACATGTGTTGTCTCTATGGAGGAATCCCAAATGTTTGAAGTCAAGTCGTTCAACCTCTTGCGCCTCGCCCGCCGTCTGGAGCGCGATGCCAAGATTGATTTATCCCAGCGCCGCGCATGGTTCGCCGATGCATCTATCACTGCGGGCAACGTCTCATGGGCAAGTGGCACCCGCTATATTCAGGGTATTGCAGGCACAACCATCACCGCCGGTCAGATGGTCTATCTGGACACATCGACCAACACCTACAAGCTCGCCAAAGCCGACGCCGCTGCCACGTCAGTCGTAGCAGGGCAGTGCATCGATGGTGGCGTCAGTGGTCGTCCCATTCTGATCAACCCCCCCGGTGCGGTTGGCAATCCCGGTTTCACCAGCACGGCAGGGACAATCTATGTCTTGTCCGCAGCCACCGCTGGAGCGATTGCCCCGTGGGCAGACTTGACCACTGGTAACTATGTCAACATACTTTTTGCTGGCACAGCCACCACGGTCAAGTGGATTTGCGAACTCGGTTCTGTCGTCCACGCCTAAATGGTCGCCAACCGTCAGCCGCAGCCGAAGCAGGGCACGGTTCAGGATTTGATCAACGGGCTGCTCGATCGGGGTTACAACCGCGAAGTGCAGCCCGTTTTGCGTGCCGTCGCCAAGTCCGTCAACAGCGGCCTCATTCAGACGCGCCTTGATCAACTGGACAAAGAAGCCCAGCGCCTCATCGACAGCGGCGAAAAGCTCACGCCGGATAATCCGGTGCTGCGGGCCTTGCTCGCCGATCTCGACTCGACCATGAAGACCAACGCCAGCGTGGTCAATGGAGCCGCGGAAGCCGTCCAGCAAACCGGCATCAACGCCGCCGCCACCATCCAGCGACAGCTCGCGCTCCCCGGTATGACCGACACGCAGCTTGCGCGAATCGGCGTCGTCTGGAATCGCCCTGATCCGGCAGCCGTGGCCCGCGTCGTCCAGTATTCGCAGTCTAACGAATGGGCCAATCTGCTCGCCAAGTACGGGCAGGGCATCGTGGACACCGTGAACAATCAGGCCATTCGCGGCACCGCCTCCGGATGGTCACCGCTCCGCACCGCCTCCAACATCCGCCAACTGGCCGAGAACCTCCCCGCGTCACAGGCCAACACCCTCATGCGCACGCTTCAATTGACCAGTTACCGCGACGGCACGGCTATCCAGCAGACCGCCAATCAGGACATCGCCTCGCAGGTAATTCGCATCGCCGCCTTGGATGATCGCACCTGTCTCTCGTGTATCGCGCTGCATGGCAAGGTCATCTGGGATAGTGAAACGGATGCAGGCACACCCGTCCCGCGCGTGGATGATCACTGGAATGGCCGCTGCACCAGCGTGGTGCAGGTCAAAGGCCGGACACTCAATGTTCAGACCGGCGTCGATTGGTTCAACAACCTGCCCGAATCGCGCCAGCAGCAGCAGGCCAGCTTCGCCAATTCACCCGGTAAATGGGAAGCTTTTCAGAAGGGCGATGTCACGCTGCAAGACTTCGTGCATCAGCACCAAGATGACACCTTCGGCCAAATGGTCACTGAGTCCACGCTCAACGGCGCATTGAAGGGTTCCGCATAATTCCCAACATAATCCGCACAGATTTTTTGCAAACTGAATTCAAACAAAACAAAAAGATCAGGCCACGCGGGTCTGATCTTCCTGTTGCAGTTTTCGGATCTGCCAACCCCGGTGTAATCCACCCTCGCAATCGTGCCACCGAACGATCGTTGCGATTAGTGAAGCTATTGCAGTTACTTCACCCTCATTCGGCCTGCCGCCTACCCCGTCTCACTATCTTATGACGGTATGTATATATGGATTCCCACTTTTGGGTGAGGCGGCCACTTGCGTCGAGTGTAGCCATTAAGCGTCTCCGCTCCATCTCCTGATGCTCATTCGTCACCAGTGCCACGAGCTGCCGCAGAGCACCTCAGTTGTTAATGCCCACCATATTACCCGCGCCGTTCAAATGCTATCGCACAATGTTGTGGCGCTTACAGGACTCGAACCTGTGTTGATCGGATTGTAACCTCACCGCCTCGCCGCTGGCTGGAAAGCGCCTCTTCATATTATACAGTCTTCAGCCTTCAGAAGATGTTTTATCAGAATCAATACTTGACCAAATCTTCGCGACAATCTTCAAGTTCATTAATTGCACGGCGCAATTGTTCCATATCGTCTTCAGTAACCAACGGCTGAAGTGGGGCAGGCCAACCATATTCGGCTTCCAAATTGAGGATGATTTGATTCACAGTTTGAATAGCGAATGAATGAGATTCGGTTTTCATCGGCGTTTTAAACGGCTTATTACCTAAGTAACTCCACATTCCGATCATCGACGAACAAGTCGCAAGCTCTCGTCGATAGCTACGCCATTGACCGATGAGAGCAAAAGTCAGCGTGTGTGGCTGCCCTGCCTTGCGTAGCTTCCATTGAGTACTGAGATTGTTCAGATACAAAATAACCTCAGTATGTTTAGGAATGCCTTGCTGTGGAGCGATCCTATTCATCTTACCCCCTTAATTCGTCGGATTGAAATTCAGCGGATTCGTCGTCGGAATGCTGAGAGTACTAAACGAATCGACATTTCCCTGTGCCCGTTCCATCTTGGCAGACACATCCTTCGCCTTCTCGTCCATCATCCGCTTGATGTCATCCTCGCTCCAGTTCGCCAGTCCCGACTGTGCCAGCACCCGCAGCGCCGCCCGCTCGTAACCCGCGTCATTCAACAGCTTGTACAGCGTCAGCACGTCCGCATCATTGCGCAGTTCAGCCGACTTCCACTTGGTGCTGACTTCTTCCAGCACCGGCGGATGCTCGTCACCAAATAACAACTGCTGCAAGTTCGCCAGATAGATCACATCTTCCCACGCGTTGCCGATCTGCACCTGTGCCCGCGTCAGCTTGCCCAGCATGCCGATCTCACGCTGCTTCAGCGCTTCCCCGCTCGATGAGTCGCCGCCCATCTGGCCGGGCAGGGGTGTGCTGCTGATCACGCCGATCTGGGTGATGATCGTGTCGATGCCCGCGATGATCTGCGACAGATCGCCGCCTTGGATGCGTTCCAGCTTCGCCGAATTCAGATAGTTGGCCTGTGCCTGCGATTCTTCCACGCTTTGAGGCACCACCACCGTTCCGTTGGAGTCCACCAAATTTTTCAGGATGGTCATGCCCGGTGTCAGCCCTTGCGGCACGTTGACATTCACGCCGAAGAAGATACTGAAGGCCGTCAGACGTCCGGCCATCACCAGATCAACGAGCTGCGAATTCAGCGAATCTTGCAGCGGGATGATGTTCACGAGTTCACTGATGCCGCCCTTGTTGGAGAAGGGCACAATCGGCACACCCGGCGTTTTGCCCATCCGGATCGTCTCTTCCGGATCGACAAACTGGGTTAAAGCCATGCCGTCCGTCGAATAATACTTGTCCGTTCGATTCGGATAATAAACATTCACCCGCTTAAACAGGCTGCTGTTCGTCTCGCCGTTGACCGTCTCTTCCGGCGTGGGCGGCACGTCGTACCAGATTTTCACGGCGGCTGCGATCTGGCTGGTGCCGCGTTGATACACCACGATCACGCCGGTGTCACCATCATAGGCGTCTTCCTGATAGAAGCATTCGCGCTTCAGCGTGTCGTCATATTGGACGCTCACGAACGTCAGCCCGTCCCGCAGATAGGCCACGGCAATGTCACTTTGCAGCCCATCAAATCGGTTGTACTCCATCAACTGTTCAACCCATTCATGCGCAGGATCTTCAGTCTGATCAGTTGTATGCATTTCTTGCATAGAACTATCCGGCATTGGATTCCCTTCCCCTGTTACTACGGGGGAGGGGTTAGGGGTAGGGGTGGTGATGCTCTTCGCCTCAAACTTCGCCACGGTCAGCCGGTCGGCCATCCGGTCGATGATCAACGCGCAGTAGTTGATGTTGTAGCGATCCAGCTTGTCATCGCTGATATTGATCATCTTCTTCATCTCAGTCGTCAGTTGCAGTCGGTGATAGCCGTTGTAATAATCGCGGCACAGCTTCACCAGTTCACCCTGCTCGCGCGTTTCATCCATCCACGTCGCTGTGATCAGTTTGTCTCGCATCAGAATCGCTGCTATGGCCTCAAGCATATCGCCCTACCTTGTCTTCAACCGTCCAATTCAACCGCTTCTTCACCACCTGCACCGCGAAGTACCGCAGCGCGTCCATCAGATGGAACGTCGCTTTGTCCTTGATAGTCTTGGTCACTTCGCCGTTCTTGATCTCGCGGCTGTAGCTCATCATCTCGTCAATCAAATCGCGCAAATCATCCACCACATAAAGCCGGTGCTGGCGGATCAACTGCGTCACGCGGTCGATGCCTTCTTCGACGTCCATCGTATCCGGCTCGCGGACACCCGCCGCACCTGCGCTCTTGTAATCTTCACGCCAATACTTTTCTGACTTTGCACCCACCGCCCACCAGATAACGCGCTCCCCGTTTTCGCGGGCGAACGTCACATCATCGCGGGCATGTTCTTTGGCATCCCGCCGCTTGCCGCCCTTCACCGCACGGTACAGATAAAACACATCCTCTTTTGGATCGTGCGCCACCCACACCTTGCCCGGGTTCACGATGCCCGGATCAACCGCCACCATGCGCGGCCACTCAGTCGGAATCACAAAGCGCTTCACCTTATGCCCGCCGTCTTCCTTCAGCGCGTCCACAAAGTCTTCGTAGATCGCCGCCGGTGGTCTGCCGAATTCCGCCTTATAATCCATCGCGAATTGATACGGCTGCATCGAGCGCTGCAAACTTTCATATTCGGCTTGGCTGAAGAAGGGATTGACCGTAGAGATAAAGTTGATCACGTCGATTTCCGGATCGCCCTTCACCCACGCATCATAGATTTGCTGCTTCAGCCAGCCCATGTCATAAGGCGTCGTGGTGCCCAGCACCGGCCCCGCAGCCAGCGACACGCGCCCGCGCACGTCCTTCCACACCCGCGCATCATATAAGCCGGGTTCATCCATCCACGCCGCCTTGGCACTGAAGGACTGCATGCCCGCTTCAGACTCCGCCGTTCTCAAAATAATACGGCCCCACATCTTTTCATATTCATAGCCGTGCCCCGCGCCGAACTTGCCCGTCAGTGGATCGCACAGCTCGAAGATGCGGTCACCCGGCCAGTATTTGGCGATGCCCAGATCATTCACAAAGTACTGTTTCAGTGCAGGCAGCATTTTTGCAATAAACAAATCGTTTGTTGCAGAAATTGCAAGATAATCGCCCGCGCCGAACTCGCGAATCCACCGGTGCAGATGCACAGGCCCATAGATCGTCTTACCCGACTGTTTCCCCGCCAGCATGAACACGAAACGCTTGGGGCTGTCCCATGCATCGCGCTGCCCTTGGTGCAGGTAGACGTCCACGATCTTTTCCGCTTTGTTGATCGTATACAGCGGATGGGTTCCGTCCTGCTCGTGCAGCACCATGTCCCACTGTTTCGGGGCAGGGGGTTCCTTGCCATACATTTGGCGATAGAGTTGGGCAGCAAAAACATATTCAGGGGTTTGTTGCATCACGTTTCAGAAGGAGACTTATCGGTAGAAAACGATACGCTTGCGGCACTGATCCAGCCCATGAACCAAGTCTCTGATCTTTTCAACTTCATCCCAATAAATATCGCGAGTGCCGTTACCTGAATTACGAAGTTTTAATTCAATGATCACATTGCTCAATGCAAGGATTAATTCGCCGTGTGTCAGCATGTCGCCTTCACTCCAAACGGCGCCTGATCCATAATTCATCAACGGGGTTTTGCATTTGCTTATTTCATCTCGAATGTCCGACATCTCATCTAATGTGCTGGGACTGGCGTGAAAGCGCTGTCCTGCATCAGCAAGGCGCATAAGGTCAGCCGTGAAATGCAAAATCGCTATTGCCTGCTTTGAATGGATCGGTGCTGTGTCTCGATTCCGTTGACTTAATCGACTTGATACCATCTTCTATCCCCCTAACTCCGCCTGCCGCATCGCGATCAGGTTTTGAAGAACCTCGTTGACATTCAGATCGAGCGCTTCCATCTGCTTCAGTACGTCCGGCGACACATTCAGCAGCGCCGCACCATCCGCGCCGGTGACTTCGTTCCGCTCCACAAACCCTTCATCTTTGGCTTGTGTCTTCAGCGCGTACATATACGCTCGCTGATGCCCCGCTGAAGTGCGATCCTGTATGTCATCAATCAACGCGCCGGTTGCAATCCCCACCAGATGAGCCTTCGCCGTCGCCAGTTCCTCGACCAATTCCGGCCAGCGTTCCAGCGCATTCTCCACCGTTTGGCGGCTGCACCCCACCATCGACGCCACAGCCGACTTCACACCGAACGACAGCTTAATCGCCCGTTCAAACGCTTCTTTCGGGAACTGCGGCTTATCCTCGACCGTCGCACCCTTCGCCGCCTCATACGCCGCCTTCAGTTCCGGATACCGCTTGATATAGCTGTACACCGTGCCCGTGGCGCAGTTCAAATGCCGCGCAATCGCCGCTGGAGACGCGCCCGCCGCCTCAATCGCCAGCCGGAAGTCGGTCACATTGTATTTTCGGGGTGTCTTCTTGGATGCCTTTGCCATCAAATACCTAAACTCGTCAACTCGCCACGCAGTCGCGGCCCTGTTTTTGCATGACTCTAATCCACTATGCGAACTCGAAATAATGATTGCATTCTGACTCTACAGTTCACACGCCGTTTTCATCGCACAGAATCAAAAAGGACGCCCGTTCAGCGTCCCTCTTAATGCATCGTATCACGTTGCCCAACTCACCACAAATTCCGTGCCGTGCGGCCACATGCCGCGATTCAGCGCCCAGCACAGCTTCTCCATCCGCGTCGGCAGGCGATAGCCCCGCCGTGCCCCATGTCCGCCCACCCGCACCAGCAGTCCCAGCTCGTACATTTGCAGCATATCCCTGCGAAGCGATCCTTCCGCCCGATTGTAGGGCAGGCGGGCCTGTATATCCTTGGGCAGCACGCCCCGCTGGAGATCACGATATGCGCGTCCCACCGCGTTCTCAATCGCATCATAGACCAGTTCGGTATAATCCGACACGCTGATCTCACCCACTGGACGCAGCCCGTACTTCAGCGCAAACGCCTCCCGCTGCGCCCGTGTCGTCAGCCGATACTTCCGTGGGGAGCCCCGCCCGACGCGTGCCACACGTCCCATCGCATACAGCGCTTCCATCGCCTCTGCAACCTGTTTTTCATGCCAGCCGGGCATCCACTCGTGGAGATCGCTGGCCGCAATACCGCGCCATGACAAGCGCTGCGCCTGTCCCATCGCCGCTTCAACCTGCCGATACACGTTTTCGAGTTGATTAGTGTTCATCGCATCCATAAGGTTGTGTTAATTTTAGAATTATTGTACTACTGATACCGCTAACTTCACCACTAGGTTTGTGTATTCTAACTTCACACAACCACACTTTGACAAGGATTCGCCTTCACGCCTCAGAAGATGGATTATCAGAAGTCAATCGCGCCTTCAACGCCTTCGCCCGCTGCACCAGTTCAATCATGAACTCGTAGCATTGATCGTTTTCTGCCGCTTCTTCCCGCCCGATGATGTCATCCAGCATGGCCTTCACATCTTCCACCGGCGACTCGGGCGGCATATGTGGAATCGACCATTCCAGTTCAATTTCAATTTCGCCATCGTGATATTCATGATAGGCGCGGCCATCATCACGGCTGATATAAGTCACCAGTGCCCCGCACTGCTGGCATTTGTACGTGTCTTCATAGTCATCCCCATCACGCTCATCAAATGCCGCGTCCAACGCCTGCTCCCCACAAATAGGGCAGGTGTTGCCAATGTCGTGCAGTTCAATCGTACATGTAATCACTTCCAATCCTCTGCTTTCTCGGCCATGCCGATGCAAATCAATTCCCGCGCGTCCAGCCACTTCACGTCCCCTGTTTGGTTGTAGCGTTCCCACCACCATTCAAAGCTCTTATGGCTGGCCGCCGCATATATTTCGCACTGCCGCTCATCAATTTTAGTGAATTCGCCCTGTAAGTTGCGCAGTTTGGAGGCATCATACTTGGAATAGTTTTCCTGCCACGTCACCGGATGGATGCCCAGACGCGCGTTGGCATACACCCAGCGGTGCTCACAGGCCGCCCAGATCGTGGCCGCACTGCTGCCGGTATCCCCCACCAACACGCCGCACACACGCCCGATGTCTTTCACAATGTTCGCAATCGCCAAGCCCGTGCGCGAGTCGCCGCCGTCACAGCGAAAATACATCCGGATCGGCAACGTCTCATCCTTCTTGCGCAAATACCACAACTGCGCCGCGATCCGCTCCATCACCGGCTCGTCAATGTCCTCCGCCAGCCACATAATTCGCTGCTCATTCAGCAGGTAATCATTCTGCAAATCACTGAGATTCATCGGGAATAACTCCTAGTTGTGTCAGCAGATCCTTCACCGCTCGCCAAGCCTCATAGCCTTCAACGATTGCTTTAGACGCTTGATTTGTTTTCCCGGCAGCGAATTCACGTTGATCGAAATTGCGATTGTGGCTTTCGCTCATTGATTTCTGCCATCCGCGCTCAATAATCTCAATTAGGCCCTCGATATCGTTCATCCTGCTTTTCGCTTTCCGTTAAGGACGATCTCCGTCCAGAGTTCTTCAAAGTGCGGCACTTCAAACCGTGTCAACTGCCGCCGCTTCACCTGCTTATAACTGCGCTCCAGACCGCGATCCGGTCGGTACTGGTACAGACTCACCTCAAACACCACCAGTGACCACGGACGCAGCGGCGAATGCTCATGCACGTACACATTCGGGCTGTAGACCACCGTAAACCACGCGCCCATCGGCAGCCGGTGCAGCTCGGCATACTTCACGCCGTAGTAAAACTCGACCGAGGCCGGATAGCCCATCGGTTCAAACGTCTGCCAACTGTCCGGCACTCGCTCGATCAAGTCCACTATTCGCTGGCCTCATCATTGATGAACAGCAGGATTTCTTTGTAATGGCCGATTGCAGTGACCAATTGAGTGTAAGGATTGTTAGGAGCGTTATCATCCCCGACCATTGCCTGCATAGCTTCAAGCTTTGGCAGATCGTCAACTGTAAGCCGTATTGGAAACCCTTTGAAAACACGTTCAAGTTGATAGATGATCGTGTCCGTTTCAAAACCTTTGGCCATAAGTGTCTTGAATTTTTGGCTATTCGGAAAATTAGGTTGAATTGACATAACATACAGTCACCTTTCAGTACGGGTTACAAGGTTGATCCGTACA